TTAATATGAAAATTAATTTCAATCTTTTTTTTTTTTTTTTTTTTTTTTTTTTTTGTATATTAATGATATTATTAATAAAATACACAAGTAATCACATATGAAGAAACTAGAAATATCAAACAAGTTCAAGAAATTGCTTAAAGATTGCAATTCAGAAGTAAAAGAGTACATGGAATCTGTAATGATTGGTCTAATTGATGACTATGGAAAGATAGATGACAGTTACTATGCTTCACTTAGACTTATTCGTGACAACTATGAGATATACACTGAATGCTATGAGTCAATAAAGGCAGAAGGTACAGTGACTAAAGACAATCAAGGAAGAGCAGTAAAGAACAAGAATTTCACTGCTATGTGGGAAGCTCAACGTAATTTGCAATCATTACTCAAAGCATTCGCGTTTACACCTATGACCAAGTCTAAGATGAAAGCCATGTCCAAAGGAAACAGTGAGAAGAAGAGTGCTCTTGATGCTTTTCTAGAGGCAGAAGACTAAAACAAATTAACCAATCACAATGAACAAGTCATCAAACACAAAATATCTAAAAGGAACAGACTACAATATTCATGACTACTATAACTATGTGAATGATATCCTTGCTGGTTATATTCCTTCATGTGAGACAATTTGGCTAGCATGTAAAAGATTCAATGATTGGTTTGACAGAAATGACATATACTTTGATGAGAAAGACGCAGATAGAAGAATAGAGCTTATCTACATGATGAAGCATAGTACAGGTGACTTTGCTCATAAGAACTTCAAATTACTTCCTTGGCAACAGTGGGTCATTGCTTCTATATTTGGATGGAAGTATAAAGACACAAATAAGAGAGTGATTAAGAATGTATTCATAATGTGTACTCGTAAGAATGGAAAAACCGCTCTTGCCGCTGCTATTGCATTGGCTACACTAGTGAATGACAAAGAGATGGGTCAAGAGATATACTGTATTGCTAATTCTAGTAAGCAAGCCTCTATTGCTCTGACACAGACAATGAATTTTGCTGAGTCAATAGATCCAGATGGTACATTCTTCAAGCAATATCGCTCTGAAATCAAGATACCAAAAATGAAGTCAATTATCAATGTGCTGTCATCTGATGCAATGGGTAATGATGGGTATAATCCCTCTTTGTTCATATATGACGAAATACATGCTTCACCTACATGGGACCAATATGAAGTGATGAAGTCAGGACAAGCAATGCGTTCACAACCATTAGCAATCACTATCACAACATCAGGATTCCTCATTGGTGATGGATATCCTTGTTATGATATGTGGACTGGTTGTACTAAGATGCTCAAAGGTGAAGTAGAAGATGATAGTCAGTTTGCAGCAATATACCAATTAGATGAAGGTGATGACTGGCATGATGAAAGCAAGTGGATAAAAGCTACACCATCATTGAATCAGACAGTAAGAATGGACTATATGAGAGAACGTGTAGCTACAGCAGATAAGAATTCTTCACAACGTCCACTTATCTTGACTAAGCAGTTCAACATTTGGTCTAAAGATCTAGTTGCATGGATATCAAACAAGATGCTCAAAGAATGTTCTAAGTCGTTTGAGCTTTCTGACTTACTAACTAAAGAAGTCCAATTGTATTCATATTTAGGTGCTGACCTTTCTGCTGTAGCCGATATCACAGCATTAGCAGCTATGTTGAAGATAGAAGACAAATACTATTTCAAAGCATGGTATTTCTTACCAGAAGAATCACTTACAGGAAATCCAAATGAAGCCTATTACAGACAATGGTCAAGAGAAGGATATCTAATAGTGACAGATGGAAATGTAGTTGACTATGACTACATTAGAGGGGTAATGAAAGAGATACAAGATGAGTGTCCTATCATTCATGTATGTTATGATGCTTGGAACTCAACACAATGGGCTATAGACTGTACAGAAGAAGGATATCCAATGCAACCTTTCTCTCAGTCAATAGGAAATTTCTCTAAGACAGTGAAAGAGTTTGAGCGTTTGATAAAGTCAGGAAAAGTGATATTAGATGACAACCCTATAACAAGATGGTGCTTTGGAAATGTGGAGTTGAAAGTAGATCATAATGAGAATTGTAAGCCAATAAAAGAAGGAATGAACAAGAAGAAGAAGATAGATGGTGTGATTGCAATCCTTGAAGCTCTAGGAGGTTATCTATCTGACATCACCGAAGAAGCTAGCTTGGAAGCTTTGTAATATTTTTAATAAAATAATTAATTCAAATACATGAGTTTCTTGCTTAAAAGATTCAAGACTAAGACATTGAGACAAGAACTAGAGGCTAGAGGTTGTAATGACAATACCTCAAACAATATCAGTGCTTCTTTGTTGTTTGGTGGATATACAAAGAAGAATGCTATTGGTTTGAGTGCTTTCTTTGCTGCTACTAATCTCATAAGCAACTCTATTGCCTTGCTTCCTGTGTCAGAGAATCAATTATCAGACAACAAACGAACTGTAGTTGAGAATTCAAGTATCACACCTTTGTTCTACAATATGTTCTTGACTAAGTTCAATGTGTTCAAGAAGATAGTAGAAGATGTCATTCTCACTGGCAATGGATATCTTTACATAAATAGAGATGAGGCTGGTCATCCTAAAGGTCTCACTTATCTAAGACCATCACAAGTATCAATACAGTATACAGAGTTGACACAAGACCTTTATTATCTTGTTACTTCTTCAAACAAAGTAACTAAGAAGAAGATATCAGACAAAGACATGTGTCATTTTGTGATGCATAGCAATGATGGTGTCAATGGACTTTCTATCAAATCTTATGCTACACGAACAATAGACCTTGCCAACTCTACTGAGCAATCAGCAAAAGAGTTCTTTGATAGTGGATGCTCAATCAAAGGTATCTTGAAGACAAGGTCACCTATCACATCAGACAAGCAAAGGAATGACATACGTGCTAACTGGCAAGCAATACATGGTGGTGACAATAGCTCAGGCATTGCTATTATGTCAGGTATTGAAGACTTTGTAGCAGTTTCTAGTGATGCAGACAAGTCACAGATGATAGAGACAAGACAATTCAATGTCACCGAGATTGCCCGATGGTTCAACATCAACCCAATATTGTTAGGTGACTTGTCTCACACATCATATTCTGACATTGAGCAAGCTAACATTGAGTTTGTGCAACATACTTTGTTACCATGGATAGAGATGATACAGAATGAGTTGACTAGAAAGCTCATCACAAACAAGAATAGATATATTGACTTAGATGAGAATGTAATTTTGAAGTCAAACAAGACAAACATGGCCAACTATTGTAAGACACTAGTATCAGGTGGCATTATGTCACCTAATGAAGCTAGAATACAGTTAGGTCTTAATCCAATGGATGGATGTGACAATCTTGTGATACCTTACACTAAGATATCTGATAATACAATAAATACTAACAATTCTGATAAAGAAAACAATGAGAATGGACAGCAATAGTTGTCCATTCTTTGCTGTTAATTATTATTAATAAAGAATTATTATAAATCTAACTATAAAGTATTATTAATAAAAGATAAATTTTACTTTAAATGGATAAGAAACAACTTGAAATAAGAAATCTTGGTCATCTAGAAGTAAGAGATGATGAACAGTCAAGACATATTGAAGGTTGTGCAATAGTATTCAATAGTCCTTCTGTTGACTTGGGTTTCAGGGAGGTTATTGAGTCAACTGCAATCTCACAAGAATTGCTTGACAACTCAGACATCTATCTGAACTTCAATCATGATGATAGTAAGATTCTTGGTCGTTGGAACAAGGGTCAAGGTTCACTTAGTCTAGAGTTACGTGAAGACGGTGTTTATTTTTCAATAGATGCACCAAAGACAGACTTAGGTGATGAAGTACTTGAATATCTTCATAGAGGTGATGTCAACAAATGCTCTTTCTGTTTCTGGGTAGACTATGATGATGAAAGTGCTGAGACTTGGACTTATGATGAAGGTATTGCTCTTCGTACAATTCATAAGATCGCTGGTTTGCATGATGTGAGCATTGTATGGAATCCTGCATACGACTCAACACAGGTTTCAGCTCGTTCACTTGAAAAATTACAAGAACTAAGAGATATGAAAGAAGACGATAAAGAGAAAGAGGAGAAGAAAGATGAAGAGACTCCAAAAGATGAGCCAAAGAAAGAGCCTAAAGCAGAAGATACTCCTAAGGATGAACCTAAAGATACTCCTGCTGATGACAAAGATGATGACAAAGACAATCCAGATGATAAAGAAGATAATCCAGATGACAAGAAAGTAGATGAGCCATCAGAAGAGAAGAAAGATGAAACTCCTGATGATGAAGACAAAGACAATAAAGAAGACAATCCAGACGACAAAGAAGATCCTAAGTCTGACAAAGATAAGAAAGAAACAAAATCAAATAAAGAAAACAATCATAATATTATGGAAAAACGTTTTAGTATTTTGAATGCCGTACGTTCAGTTGCAGAAGGTAGAGCATTTGATGATGCAACACAAGCAGTTATTGATGCTGGTAAGGATGAGATGCGTTCTGCTGGAGTATCAATGAATGGTCAGATTCAGTTGCCAGTAGAGAACAGAGCAGCTGTCACTGTTACCGCTGAAGGTGAAGATGTAGTTGTTACAGACTTCGCAAATATCCTTGAGCCACTTCGTACTAAGAATGTACTCGCTGATTCTGGTGCTAACATTCTTACTGGTCTTGTAGGTGACTTGCAGATTCCTTCAATGAGTGCTGAGAATGTAGCATGGGAAGGTGAGACTGCTGCAGCAGAAGATGGTGCTGGTCAGTTTGCTAATGTAAAGTTGAAGCCACATCGTTTGAGTGCTTACATTGATATTTCTAAGCAGTTCTTGGTACAGGATTCACTTGGTGCTGAGACTCTTATCCGTAGAGACCTTGTTAATGCTATCCAAGCTAAGTTGGAAGACACAATCTTTAGTACAGATGCTGAGTCAGAAGGTAAACCAGCAGGTATCTTCTATAATGTAACTCCTACTGCAGTAAAGGACTTCAAGTCACTTTGTGAGTTGGAATCAAATGTCGAGGATGCTAACTTCTATGGTCCTGCTAAGTATGTTGTTTCACCTAAGGCTAAGGCTGCTATGCGCGCTATGTCTAAGTCAACTAAGTCAACTCAGTTGGTAATGGAAGGTGACAACATTGATGGTACTCCTGTACTTTCAACTGGTCACATTGCTAAGAATACATTTGCTTATGGTGATTGGTCTAACCTTTATGTAGGTCAGTGGGGTGCTATCGACTTGACTGTTGACCCTTATACAAAGGCTGCTGATGGTCAGGTTCGCTTGGTTATCAATGCATTCTTCGACTTCAAGCTTGTACGTCCAAAGGCAGTTGTCTATGGTACTACAGCTGCTGAGTGAACAAAATATTCGACAGTTCAGATTGCATAAAAGCAAAATGACATCAGGTGATAGAGGTTCGACTCCTCTATCACTTACTCTTCACAAAAATAATGCCTAAGAGACGGTTCTCATTTTAGGTTATAAACCACTATGACTTATCTTAACTTAGAAGAAATAAAGAAACATTTGAATGTAGATGATTGTTTTCAAGATGATGATAGTTACATTGAGTCATTAGCTGATGTATCAGAAGAAATAGTTGAGCAACATTTAAGAACTAGTTTAGATAATATTGCATCTGAATATAATGGCAAGTTACCAGCACCAATTAGACATGCAATGTTATTGTTGATAGGCAACTATTATGCTAATCGTGAATCAGTTACATTTGCACAAGCGCATGACTTACCATTATCATATGAGTACTTGTTGTCACCATATGTAAGTTATGAGTCTACAAAAATATAAGCATTAAGTATAATATGAACGCTGGAAGCTTAAGTGAACCTATAAAGATACTTGGTGTAGAGACTTTCACTAATAAGTATGGTGAGAAACAAGATCGCTATGTCTATAAGTGCAGTACTAGAGCTAATGTGATACAAAGGTCAGGTACTAGAACAGATGAGAATGGACAGACATTCTATGACTACATTAAGCAGTTTGAAGTTAGATTCTATGTACCAGTCGACGATTATGACCATATTGAATATGAAGGTAGAGAATATCGTATCACTAATATAGACAGAAACAAAAGACTTAGAAAGATAGTCATAGACACAGAAATAGTAAAGAAGTAATAAAATGGCAACACAATTCATTTCAGTATCAGTAAAAGATGAGCTAGACAAATATGTAGGCTCAATAAGAGATGGGTTAGATGGTGCCGCTAGAGCCGGAGTCATCGCTGCTATAAATGAGATACGAGACAAAGTAAAGTCAGGTGTATCATCCTCTGGATTCAACTCAAATTCATCTAAGCAATTTGGTGTACCATTGATTGAAGGTGTACGTACTTATATGGAGGGTAATTATCCTATTGGAGTAACACATATCTTAGGTGACACAAAGCACAATGATGGTACATGGAGGTTACGTTTCTTTGAAGGTGGTACAAAACCTAGAACACAGAAGACTTATGATAGATTTACTGGTTCTATTGCAGCAAACTGGTTCTTCAAGAATGCAATAGTCAATGCTGATGCAGAAGCACAGAAACTTATTGACGATAGAATACAGAAAGCTATAGACAACATAAACAAAGAATAAGATATGAAGAATACACTTTTAATCAATCAATATGTGAGAAAGTTCTTGCTTGATGACAAAGCAGTGAATTCAAAAGTATATGATAGAGTGTTTCCATTGGATGCTCTTCAAGGTACTTCATTACCATTTATTGTGTTGACAAGACAATCTACTACATTTGATGATTCTAAAGATGGCTATTATCAAGAGACTGTACCAGTTCAAGTTACTATTGTAGCAAAGTCATACAATGAAGCAGTAGAATTAGCAAATGATACACGCAAAGCTCTAGAACATATAGAATATTCATCTGCACATGATGAGAATCAACATGAAGGAGCAGATGACATATATATCAGTGATAGCAAGTTAGTAAGTTGCTATGAGTCACTTTATAACAACGCTTACATACAGCAACTTGATTTCAATTTTGAAGTACAGTGATTTTATTTTTAATAAAATATTGATAAAAACATAAAAGTTATATAACTATGAAGAATATCGTTAAGGGTGATCAACTTATGTTGTTTATGAATGACAAGTCAATTGCTTTCGCAACAGCACATACTTTGACACTCACAGCAAACACCACAGATATTGCAAGTAAAGATCATGGTGTTTATGGTGCAAAGGATGTTAGCACTATTACATGGGAAATTACAACTGAGAACTTGTATGCTGCACAAGACTACGAGACATTGGTTGATGCCATGTTGTCAGCTAAGCCAGTTAAAGTAGCTTTTGCAAATGCTGCTTCTTGGACTAATAAAGGTATTGACAATACTACCAAGACTTGGACACCTGATACCAAGACTTTGAACTTGACGGGTAATGCAATTATCACTTCACTTGTAGCTAATGCAAATACTGGCGAGAATGCTACTTTCTCAGCTACATTTACTGGTGTTGGTGCTATTACCAAGTCAGGTAGCAATGCAAGTACACAGTCACTTAGTGACAACGCTAAGTCTGTAAAGTAAACTTCATATCGTGATTGGTTGAGTTTATGTTTGAGGATGGGTCAATTGGCTCATCCTCTTTTTATATCAACAGAATTTTATTATTAATAAATCAATACTAATCACGCTATGAAAGTAAACATAAAAGGCACAGAGCTAGAATTGTTCTACTCTATGAGAATATATCTTATCTATGAACAAATTACAGGAAAAACGTTGACATTAGAAGAAGGTTCATATTCTGTATCTGTAAATCTTTTTTACTCAGCTATTCTTGCATCAATGCAACATAATCATTTAGACTTGGATTTCCAATATGATGAATATCTTGATTGGTTAGATGAACAAGGAATAGACTTGATAAAAGACTTCATCAATTGGTTCTTAAAGATAATGAATGTGAACACTTCATTAATGGATAAGGAGATTGAAGAATCAGATATCAAGAATGCATCCACTGAAAGACCAAAAAACTAATGTTGGTGCATGAGTATTTGAAGATGCTTGTAATTACCAACCATGTTCTTTCTTATGAGTATTTCTGTGATGAGTTGCAAGATTGGGAACTCATTTGGTTACTGAAAAACCAACATTATGCTTACAAGAATGAATGGGAAATGACAAGATATCAACTTTATTATGCGATTGCACCATATTCTAAGAACAAACCTAACTCAATACAAGAGTTCTTCCCATTGTCCACAGATAAAGAACAAAAGGAAGAACATAAGATAGAGATAACAAATGATGAGATAGAGATGCTGAGAAAACAAGCAAAAGAAATGGAATCTCAATTTAGTAAGGAAGGCCAGTAAAGCCTTCCTTTTGTAGTATAATCAATTTTATTTTTAATAAAATGAACATCTATACCATATCATGGGGAAGAATAATGTAAAAATCAACATAGCAGCTGATACTGCACAAGCAAAGCAACAAATAAATAATTTTTCTAAAGAATTAAATCAGTCAAAACGTAGTGTTCGAGACTTAACTGCAGCCTATGAGCAACTAGATGATGCAACAAAGTCTTCTTCAATTGGTAAGAACATGAAAAAAGACCTTGATTCTGCTATTGATAAGTTCAAAGAGTTGCAAAAGATACAAGAGAAAGTAAAGAAGAACTTAGGAGAAGGGATAGATACTAGTGGTTTCAAGATGCCTGACATTGGTAGTATGATAACTAAGTCTCTTGATTCTGCTGGTTTTTCTGGTGCATCATCAGCAATAGAGACATTAGGTGGACTCATGGGTGGTTCTTTGACCGCTGGTGCTGTTGCTGCTAGTGCTGGAGTTGCTGCTGCTGGAATAGCAGTCAAAGAGTTTGTTGATGTATCAAAGGAAGCAATACAGAAGTCAGCAGAATTTGGTCAAGCATTATCAGGATTGTCTGCTATAACAGGTGTACAAGGTACTGCTCTTGATGGTTTGAAGTCACAAATACAAGACTTAGGAAAAGAGACAAATTCTAGTGTTGTAGATGTGACAAATGGTATGGCTAAGATAGGTGGTGCAATGCCACAACTCCTTGATGATGTAGATGGTCTAGGTGAGATGTTCAAACAATCATCTGTACTTGCGAAAGCTGGTTTGATGTCACAAGATGAGGCTACACAATCTTTGACTACCATCATGGCACAATTCAATCATACAGTGACAGACTCCGCTAAAGACGTTGATATTCTTGCCAATGCATCACAAGCTGGTTCTGCTGAGATTAGTGACTTAGCAGGTACAATGAAGGTTGCAGGTGTTGCAGCTAATTCTGCTGGTCTTTCATTACAACAAGCCTCAGCAATGGCAGAAGTTCTCGGTGACAATGCTTTGAAAGGATCGGAAGCTGGTACACAATTACGTAACATATTTTCTAAGTTCAGTGCAGAAGGTATCAAAGATGCAGATACTATGATGCAAACTTTAGCCAAACATGCTGGTGACACTGGATGGATGGTCAAACAGTTTGGTCTTGATAGTGCTAACGCAGCACAGATGTTAGCTAGTGGTGGTGACAGATACAAAGAATTGTTAGATGCATTAGATCAAACAGGTACTGCTACAGAAATGGCTAGAACTAACTTTGACAACTTGAATGGTGACATTGCTGCAATGAAGACACAATGGGAGAATTTCTTATCATCATTCAATGTTGATGCTGCTGATGGTCCAGTAAGAGAGTTAGCACAGTCAATGGGTGAACTCATGCAGTCTGTCATTGACTTAGTTGGTGAATTTCAGAATTCTACAACAATACAATCAGCAATATCAGCAATTGGTGAACAAGGTTCTTTACTCATTGATATTCTTACCACAGTTGTCAATATAGTAGGTGATGTGTTAGGTGTGTTCTTTGACTTAGTTGATACTTCTGGTTCTGCTACTACTGCACTTGATGCTCTCACTACAGCATTCAAGATTGTGAAGGAAGCAATCAAGATGGTAGAAGGAGTTGTATTTGCACTTAGATATGCTATAAATTGGTTGTTAAAACAGTTTGCAGACTTTAAGAACTATGTCATGTCTGGTGTCTCAAAGATACCATTGTTTGAGACAATAAAGAGATACATAGATCAAGCTAAGAAATGGGTACAAAGTCTTATTGGGTGGTGGAGCAATTTGAAGAAGACTATTGAGTCTACAAGACAAGAGATGAACAAGACTAATGTTACCCAAGGAAACAAAGAGAAGCAGACTAAAGGAAAGAAAGAAAACAAACAACCAACAAACAAGACAAAAAACAAGACATCAAATCAGAATTTACCTAAAGCCGATATGTCATTTGGATCTGGTAGTTCAAGTAAAGGCAAGAAATCTAAGTCAACAAAATCAGAAAAGAATACCACTAAGACAGGAAAACAAGACCCAATAGAGCAAGCAAATAAGTCATATAATGAGACAATGCAACAACTGAATGGTAAGTTGCGAGACTCTATGATAACACAAGAAGAGTATGACAAGAAGAAAAAGTCAGCTTTAGAATCACTCATTGATTCATATTACAAAGCAGGAAAATCAAAAGAGAATAGTCCTGAGCTTGCTAAGAAGATAGCAGAGTTAGGTAAAGTAAAAGAGTCAATACACACCGATGACATACAAGCAGCAGACAAGGAACTAGCAAAAGCAATAAAGTCAGCTACAGATCAGTATGCAAATAACATGCTTACTGATGATGAGTATGACAACAAGATAATAGAAGCTAAGAAAACAATGATATCCAAGATGCTAGAGATTGGCAACTTGACAGAAGATGAGAAGAAGACATTAGCATCATTGATATCAGAGGTAAAAGCCAAGCAAAAGTCTGATATGCAGAAAGACTTAAACAAAGGTGTATCTGATATCACAAAGACAGACACTTCTATTGCTGACAAATTTAACTTTGGTACTAAGCACAGAGACAAAGCGGATGCCAAGTCACAATTAGATGACCTTGTAAAACAATTTGATGACTTGACAAAAGAAAGACAAGAAAAGTCAGAAGCAGCTACCAAGATAGGTGTTCAACTTGACTTCTCTGATTTAGACAAACAAAGAAAAGAACTTGGCTCTAAGATAGCTAACATGGCTAAAGATGCTAAGAAAGAAGCTAACTTTGAATCTATATTTGATGGTTTAAATGATGTAAGCAATCTAGCTTCTGGGATAGAGTCAATTGGACATGCTTTTGATGATGTGAAAGATCCATTAGATGCATTTGCTAAAGGTATTGGTGTCATCACAGAGATGATGCAGATGTACAAGACAGTAACAGAAATAGTTACAGTAGCACAAGACTTGTTCTCTGCCTCAACAACTGCTGCTGCTACTGCTGATACCGCTGCAACTGCAACTGAAGTTGCTAATTCAACAGCAAAGACTACAGCATCATCAGGAGAAGCTATAGCTGGTGCTACTGCTTCTGGTGCTAAGATGCCATTCCCATTGAACTTAGTTGCTATTGCTGCTGGTGTAGCTGCTGTGATTGCTGCTCTTGCCTCAATATCTGGAGCATTTGCAACTGGTGGTATTGTTGGTGGAAGTGGAGCTACAACTACTATTGGTGACAATACATTGATACGAGTGAACAGAGGTGAAATGGTACTTAACAACAACCAACAAGCACATTTGTTCAAGATGCTAGATGGTGGTCTTTCACTTAACACTCAGTCATCTGGCGGTTCTGTCAACTTCAAGATATCTGGTTCTAATTTGTATGGTACTTTGAAGAATTATTCAAGTATGCAAAGCAAAGTAGGTCGTAACATAGGAATTCATTAAAATTCAAATAATCTTTTCATTTAGTAGAATCAGGGTAACATAGTTATCCTGATTTTATTTTTAATAAATCCAATGAAACTAATCAAACATGAAGTTACAAGGTACATTCCCTGACAAATATGACAACAAGATAGAGGTAATTATAAACAACAAGCTAAAGAGTGGCACAGACATTACTATAGGTTGTTCTGGTGATGACACAGAAGTGAAGTTCAGCGGTGACCCATTGACAATAGAAGAGAATCTAGACAACACTTTTGACACACTTATAATGAAATCAGGTAAGTTGGAGTTAGTCAGTAGCATCAATCTATGTGACTATCTTTTTGCTTCTTCTCATGATAGTGTCATAATCACAATCAACAAGAATGGTACTTGTATATTCAAGGGTTATGTTGAGCCTAATGTATATAGCCAAGACTATGCTGAGCATCTTGTTACTTTGACTGTCAACTTCACTGATTTCTTATCCACATTGCAATATAAGAAGTTGTCAGATGGTACTAATAATTCTTGGAATAATTGTGTAGCAGAAACAAATACACGTTCATTCAAGGATTATTTTAGTAAGTTTGGATTCTTTGACTTTGGTACTGTATGGTTTGATGCTTCTAAGAAAGTGTATGACCCTACATCTACATCATCTTATACTAACAAAGATATTCTATCACAAATAGGAGTGACAGATAATTTGTTCTTAGGAGATGATGAAGATAGTGAGATGACAGGTGAAGACATAATTAAAGAGATATTGCAGTACTTAGACCTTCATATAGTACAAGAAGGAACAAACTTCTATCTTTTTGATTGGGCTACATTGAAAGAGTCAACAACACATACTTTTTACAATATAAATGACACATCAAAGACAACTACAGTAGATGCTTCAAATGTAAAAGTAACAAAAGAATTCTATTCTGATGACTCTACACAGATAAGCATAGATGATGTGTACAATCAAATAAAAGTCAAGTGTGACATTGATAGCATAGAGACAATCATTGAGTCACCATTAGACAAAGACAGTCTTAGTTCATTCTATCCAAAGAAGATGAGATATTGCACTGAGTACTTTGCTGCTGGTGATGGTAACAGAGCAAATGACAGTATAAATGACTTATTGAGAAAAGGTTATTCTGGTTATGACTCTTCTACCATCAATGACTGGTACATGAGACCAATGCTCAACTCTAACTGGAAGTTCAACATTAGTAGTACATCACTCATACAAGACATATATCCTAAAAAGTCAACCGGAGAATATTACAAACAATGGTATGTTGGAAAGTATTTGACTCAGAACAACATTACTCCTTGTATCTTCTCTATTGGTAATGTTGACTATAAGAAAGGCATCGGATCTGATGACTCTCCAGGTAAAATAGACATGTCAAACTATCTTTACATTTCATTGAATGGTAATGAAAATGATACAGAGAACGGACATGTACCAACAGATGCACAGATACAAGCACATTCACCATTGATAGAATATACTGGACAGAATCAAGCTATATCTTTATCACCAACGGATGACACGACTATAAACTACATTGTGTTCAGTGGAAAGATGTACTATCAACCATTACAGAAAGAGTCATCTTCTGGTGATTTGAGATACGGCGGTACTTATTATGATTGTTTAAAGAATGGAGTAAGAAGAACAGAGCATGGCAATGAGTCAAATGTGTTGCATTACACTGGTGGTGAAGGTTATTATACACGTAAGTTCTGGTCACCAGATGACCCAACAGAAAGCAATTCTGCTCAATATATGACTAGTGGAATCAACATAGGTGTGCCAAGAAACAATTATGTGATTCGTGGTTACAAATATAATTACTCTACTACATCAGATGGCAACAATTCTATTGATAGGTACAAGAAATTGCCAATGATAGAATGTGAGATGACAGTAGGAAACAAACGGTTGATTGAGACTAACATAGACCAATATGGAAACTCAACATTCCAATGGGTCAAGATAGGTGAAGAACCAAAAGATTCGTTCGGAAACAAGATAACTACATTCTCACTTGGTTGCAATCCAAAGATAGAAGACTACATCATAGGTACTGAATTTGATATGCAGAATACGGTAACGACTACAATGAATCTAGATACCGAAGGTACCGCAATACCTATCAGAAAGTCTGATGCATTGAGTGGTAAAATTAGCTTCAAGATATTAGGACCAATCAACTTGACTTGGAATGATATCACCCGTAGACATCCTAGTTTCTGGCGACACACAAAATGGACACAGAATACTGTGTTTGTATTAGCACATTGTGAGAATCTTATTATTAAGGACTTTACTTGTAAAATATTCTCTGATAATTCAGGTAACGAACAAGACCAAGACAAAGACTTGATTTATATGTCCGATATGACCCACAATTATATCAAAGCAAAAGATGACATCACAATGAAGATAAACACTTTGCTTACATCAGATGAAGCATATAAGTTGGGAGTAAAGAATAGTGTCAACTTGTCTTCTGCTATAGACATGACAACTGGTTTGCCACTGTACGGAATTTCTAAGAATGGTGTGACAGATAGTGTAGATACTAATCACAAACCAGAAAAATTCTATGTTGATGCTTATTACAATGAATACAACAAACCTAAAGTTGTATTAAACACTCAATTCAAGGGTAACTTGAACAAGTTCAGTAGATTCAATACATTCTCATTCAACTACTTTGACAAAAAAGCATTTTATCCTATCAATGTAAGCTACAACTTGAAAGAAAATACAATTGACTACAAGTTGAAAGAAGGTGCTATAGTTAAATCATGATTTATTATTAATAAAGAAATAAAGTTTGTTGTTATGCAAAATAAAATCCCTAGTATAGTCCAAGGAAATTCTTTTAAAATAAAGGTGGCCATCCTTTCACCAGTGTATACTAGTAAGCCCAATATAATAAATTCAACCGAATATGAAAAATTTTCTTTGGTTGGGTGTGAAAATATTACTAGTTTTGTTACTAAGAAGAATACTTGTGTAAAAAATATATATATACATACAGAATTACCAAAAAATAATGAAACAGAAAATGATAATATTTTGGTACTTTATTTTGATGGTACTCTTTCTTGTGGCGAATATTCTCTTACTATAACAGGCCAAAAAAATGGAATCAATTGGAGATTTCATTTAAGTTCAGATGAATTCTTACGAATTGTAAATAATACTTCTTGTGCTAATTTAGTACCAGATTTGATGAATGATTATTATGATATCACTGCAAAAGTACAAACTATAGGTTATAATGAAACATTTGAATTTGTTGATGAATTACCAACACATGATATCAATTATAATGTTATTTATATTGTAACTGATGTCGATGGAAATTCAACTCAATGGTATTATAATACTAAAGCAAGAGAATTTCAAGAGTTTACGGATAAAAAGATTATTAGTGGTTTAGAGGAAGCAACAGAAAATCTTAAGAAAGATGTTGAAGAAAAATTCAATACTCTTAAAGATGCTGATGAGGCTCTAAGTTCTAAGATAGATGATTCTGTAAAGGTATTGAACGACACTATCAATGAAAAAGAGACAACTATCAATGGAAGAATTGATAAAGAAGTATCTGATTTGAATGATACTATAAATTCAAAAGAAGGTACACTTGATAGTAAGATTGATAAAAGTGTTGCGGCAATAAACAATACAATTGTTGAAAAAGAGATAGTATTAAATAAGAAGATAGATGAAAAGACAGCATACTTTACAGGTGTATGTGATGACTTGGATTCCAAGATTGATGATTCTGTTGAAAATTTGAATAATATAATCAATACAAAGGAGCATACGATTAATGATAGAATAACACAAGAAGTATCTGATTTGAATTCTGCTATTTCAGAAAAGGAATCAGATATCAATAATTCCATCAATGAAAAGTATGCATATCTTTCTAGTGTTGATACTGCTCTTAATGACAATATATCTGAGAAAACTGCCTATTTTACTAATGTATGTGATGCTTTAGATAACAAGATAAACACATCTGTAGAAACTATCAACAAAGACATTGAAAACAAAATGTCTTATTTGACTAGTATTGACAATAAGTTAGATACAAAGATAGATGACTCAGTCAACACATTGAACAAAACAATCAACACTAAAGAGAATACACTTGATGATAGAATAACTGCTGAGGTTGCTAGTTTGAATAAAACTATTAATAGTAATTATAATATTCTTGATGTAAAGATAGATAATTCAGTCAATACATTGAATAAGACAATCAATGCTAAAGAAAATACACTTGATGATAGAATAACTGCTGAGGTTGCTAGTTTGAATAAAACTATTACTAATAAAGAATCTAATTTAACTAGTAAGATAGATGAAAAGACAGCATACTTTACAAATGTATGTGATGACTTAAATTCTAAGATTGATGATTCTGTTGAAACTTTAAATGATACAATCAGTACAAAGGAACATACAATTAATGATAAGATTGACGCTTCGGTAATTGATTTAAATAAGACTATTACTACAAAAGTTTCTTACCTTGATAGTGTTGATGTCAACCTAAATACAAAAATAGAAACAAGTTACACAGCACTTAGTAATCTAGTAAATGCAAAGGAAACTGACCTTAACAACAAGATTGATGAAAAGAGCACTTATTTTACTAATGTATGTGATAATCTTGATACAAAGATAAACAGTAAAGTATCTTATTTGAATGTTGTTGATGTTAAGTTGAATGATAAAATAGACAAGATATCTAAAGACTTAAATGACAGTTTCGATGAGAAGGAGACTGAACTTGACAATAAGATAAATGAAAAGACCGCTTATTTTACAGGTGTATGTGATGACTTGAATTCTAAGATTGATAATTCTGTTGCTGGGGTAAATAAGACTATTGAGAGTAAAGAAAAAACACTTGACTCTAAAATTGATACAAAAGTAGCAGAACTAACAAATACAGATACAAATCTAAATACAAAGATTGAAACTTCTGTTGCTGAGCTAAACAAAGTCATTTCAGAAAATAAGATAGAGTCAGATAAGGTAGATGAAGAGATCAAGTCTTCATTGCATGATAATGTTGTTGCAATAAATAAGTCTATCAATGACAAGGTTACTGATTTGAAAGTTGCAGACGCTAAGTTAGAACAATCCATGACCGAAAATATAGACAGATTGGATACTAAAGACTTAGAACTTGCTTCTACTATTAACACTAAAGAAGATGAATTACGTGCAGCAGATGAGGCAATGAAGAAAGAATTTAGTTCTTATATCAATGACCTAAAAGCAACGGATATACAATTAAGTACTAAAGTTGATACTGTTGTTGAGACATTCAATACCACTGTAGATGGAGTAAAATCAGACCTTAATTCTGCTATATCTGAATTTAAAGTTGCTGATGCTAAATTAGATAGTAAAATTGATAAGACAGCATCAGACTTGAATACAATTATTATAAACAAAGAATCAACATTAACTAATAAAATTAATGATGTACAAGCAGATGTTGATGCTAATGAACTTGCAATCAATGCAGCAGCAATTAAAACTGTAAAATATAACATAGAGAAAAAGACTATTGACTTTACAACTGTTGATGGTGCTAAAGTTCAATCAATCAAAGCATCTGATATTATTGGTAATCATATTGTTAAGTCAAGTACTTATAATTCAAAGAACAATACATTGACATTGGTGTTTGGTGGTTATGACCCAGAAGATGACAATGCTACTGTTGTAATTGACTTAGGTGAGTTACTTGACTTAAATGACATCATAAGTACGGATGATACTTACATTACTGTTTCTTATTCAGATAAGAAATTGAAGGTTAGTCCTGTTGTAGTCAATGTAAATGATGCTACAGAAATCAATACTGGTCTGGTTGATGCCAATGATGTTAAGAGTTATATCGACACTAATGTAGCAAATAAAAGTTTTGAATTAAATAGTAAGATTGATGAACAAATTGCTAATGAAAAAAGTAATCGTGAGAATAGTGACAAAAAGTTAAGAGAAGATTTGAATTCTTATGTGAATGAATTGAAAGGAGCAGATATTGATTTAAAAAATAATATTGATACATATGTTAGTTCTATTAATTCTCAAATAAGTGAATTGAAATCTGTTGATACTAACCTAAAGTCTTACTTTACATCTGAAATTAACATAGTCAAGGGTAACTTAGATACAGAAGTTACAAACCTGAAGTCTGCTGATTCTGATATTAAGAAGTCAATATCTGATAATGTTTCTAAATTAAATTCTGAGATAGCAACTCTTAAGAATAAAGATACTGAATTGTCTACAGAAATATCTACAAAATATGATGAATTGAACACAACCATCAATTCTTATGTAGGTACTCTGGAAGTGTCAGATGCAACTCTTAAGAAATCTATAGAAGACAATGCTAAATCTATTGAAAATGAGATATCTGGTCTTAAATCAAAAGATGAAGAGTTGAATTCTTATATCAGTACAGAAGTTGATGGTCTCAAGAATACTATTTCTGACTTATCTAAGGAAGTTGCAAAGAAAGCAAATGAGGTTGAAGTAAATGAAAAGGTATCTTATTTGACAGGAGTATGTGATGATATTGATTCAAAGATTACTTCTTATGTAAGTGAGTTAAAAAAATCAGATGCAGAGTTAGATAATAAGATAGGTGAATTACCAACTAAAGAGTTCTTACAAATAACTTATGCAACAATTAATTCTATCCCGACTAAAGTAAGTCAACTTGAAAATGATACCAAATATTTAACTGAGCATCAATCTTTGGCTGCTTATGCTACAATATCATACGTTGAGTCAAATTATGTTTCAAATGTCACATTAGATAAAGCAGCATATTTGCAAGCAGAGGCATTGATTGGCTATGCAAAAAAGACTGAAATACCTACCAAAGTAAGTCAATTGGACAATGACTCTAAGTTTTTGACTGAGCATCAATCTTTAGATGCTTTAGCAACAAAGACAGACCTACAAGAAGTTTCTGATAAAGTTAATACAATAACTTATATAACAACAGACTTTATTGAAGGTTTACAATAGACAAAGAAGAGTCTTCGGACTCTTCTTTATGTAAGAATAAAATAAATCAAGCAATAGAATATGAATGAATTTCTAAACAAAGAAGGTCTTAGTACTTTATGGACAAAAATAAAATCGTTAGTCAATAGTAATGTGGAAACATTGACCAATAAAGATACAGAAATCGAAACAGAAGTAGCAAAGAAAGCAAATATATCTGATTTAAATGCTTATGCTAAGAAAACAGATATCCCATCACATGATAATTTTGCTACAAAAGATGAATTACAAGAAGTATCTACAAAAATAGATAATATTGCTGTTATTTCTGATGAATATATAAATGGACTGAGTTAACTCAGTCCATTTTGGTTTTATTTTTAATAAAATATGAATCATATATAAGTATGAGTGAATTTTTGAGTAAAGAAGGTTTAAATACTCTTTGGACAAAAACAAAAGAATATGCAGACAATAAAGATAGTATATTGAAGGTAGAAATAGATAAGAAAGCAAGTCAAGAAAGTGTTGACAATTTAAAGGATTCTTTGAGTTCTTATGCCTTGTCTAGTGATGTTGATACAAAGATAAATGAAGTAAAGGATGATATGTCTACTTATCTACCAAAAGTATCTTATGATACATCAGTTTCTATTTTTCATGATTATGAAGACAATCTTGCATATACAAAAATAGATGTTGGTGAAATAAATTTATTAGATTATTATAGTACTTCTATTGGTCCTGCGCGTAGTATAGTAAATATAGATGCAGTTTCTGGGATAAAAATGACTGATAATCATTTCAGTGAAAAATTAACGGTATCATCTTCAGGTATAAAATATAGTAAAAAAACAAAAAATGATGTGCCAAATGCAGCTGGGTCATGGACTTCACTTGATGATTATGCAACCAAAGCATATGTAGATAATAAAGTAACATCATATCAATTTCAAGTAGTTAATACTTTACCAGATTCACCTGATAATAACACAATTTACTTTATTGTAAAAGAATAAATATATACATAAGCACAAATATGAGTACAAACAGTATATATTTTGGTACAAAACAACCATCTGAAATCTATTACGGGGGTAAAAAAGTATCAGAAGTGTGGAAGGGGAGTCATCAATTATATCCAAATAAAATAGATATAACAAATGTTCTTTATTGGCAAGGTACTGATAATATTGTAATTAATGATACAACAATACAAAATGAAGAAACAGTTAATAAAGATAATGAACAATGGTATAGTGCTAAGTGTGGTCCATTTACTAATGATAAATATGAATTTACAATGGATAAGAACACTTCATTAACAAAAATAGATATTAGTCATATTGATACAACTTTATTAACAACGGCTTCAAATATGTTTAATAGTTGTGAAAATGTAACAGAAATAAATTTAGGTGATTTTGATTTTTCTAAAATTTCTAATATATCAGGATTATTTAGTTGGTGCATTAAACTAAACACTTTAAAAGTGGGTTCATATTTTAAAGCTCCTACTAATGTAAATAAACTAGCAGGAGTTTTTAGTAACTGTCGGAATATAACAGATGATATTATTAATATAATGGATGTATTTAATTGGAATACAACAGGTATAACAACTACAATACAATGTTTTTACAATACAATAAATATATCAAAATTGGATTTACATAAATGGGATTTTTCAAATGTCACTAATATGGATTATATGTTTTATGATGTATTTAGAATAAAATATTTAGACTTACATGGATGTGATTTCTCAAAAGTTACTTCTTCTAAATACACATTTAGGAACACAGGTAATTATGTGGATTGCATTGCCAATTTTTTAAATACAAAAAATATTAATGGATTTGGCATAGGCACAGGCAATAAAGATTATAATTTTGCGAATACTTCATTTACAACATTAACAGGAAATAATATTCCAACAAATGAAGATAAAATATTTGAAGGTATGGATACTGATTTTTATTTTCCTGGGTTAACTCTTATAGATGAAGATCAAAGAATATATACAATAAAAACTTGGTTCAATGGATTAACAGATAATTCAAATAGTAATTCAAAAACAATATATTTCAATGGTAATATAGAAATATATAATGATATTTTCACGGACGAAATAAAGAAAATTGCAACTAATAAAAACTGGGTTTTATCAGATGATTACCCATATTAATAAATTAGAATATAATAGACAATGCTGAGGCTTAAGCCTCAGCATTTATTTTAATAATGGTTCTATGTATTTTTCAAAGTGGTCTATTAATGGTAGAGCATTTTTTGTGTCTCTCCAAAAGAAATAGTTGGCTTTATATTTGTTAAACCAATATGTTATTTCTCTTACTCTACATGGGTCTCTGGTGATGTCACCTTGAAAGACTATCCAAAATGGTAAGTTAGGTGCTTCAATGTGCCCTGTTTCTCTTAGCTTCTTCAATAGACCTGGAGTGAAATATTTGCATAGTCTTTCATGTGCATTTCCTCTACCTGCTGACCTTAGTTTACCTTCTACCCATCCATCTTGTCTTTTTATCTCAATAAATATAGTCTTGCCTGTCTTTTTATTTGTAATTGCTCCATCTGGTTGTATTCCATGCTTTGTAATAGGAATATCAGGAGTATATATAGCATCTAACTCTTCTTGTGGTAGATCAACATCCACATATATGTCTTTGAATATTGTGGGTTGACTTATCACTTCATAGTCTGTACCTTCAAATAATTTAGAGAACACATCAATGAATGAGTGTTCTGCTATAGTTGCATGTGAGCCACCATAGTCTTGCCATTTTCTTCTAAGTCTATTGTCTAAACTACCCATGTTTAATCTATTAGTTGTGAATTACTTACTTTCAATGCTCGTGCTATCTTGACTATTGTAATCAATGAGGGTATCTTCTCTGCACGCTCTATTGATCCTATATATGTTCTATGAAGGTTTGCAAGTTCGGCAAGTTTCTCTTGTGAGATACCTTCTTCTTCACGATACTTCTTGACGTTGTTTGCAAATCTGCATAATATTTCATTTATCTCTTTATTGTTCATATTAATTTGCAAAGATACAACCATCATTTCCCTTTGTCAACAGACTATAGAGTGCAATTAGTATAAATAAAGTTAAATATCAGCTTAAATTTATCATTGTCATCTATTTTTTGTAATTTTGTACCTAATTAATGATTAAAATAAAGATAAAATGAAAGATTTATTTGAAAATGAATCTGGATTTGAAGATAAGAAAGAGAATGAGACTAAAGAAATTTCTGGGTATGCTATATATGCACCTAAACAAAAAGAAATGACAAAAGTCAACAATCTTCCTGAGTTCTATCCAGAGTTGCCAGATGAGAAGTTTGACATTATATATTGTGATCCACCTTGGGATTATGGAGGTAAGATGCAATTTGACAAGTCTTCTATCAAGTCAAAGAACAAAGACTGGAAGAGAGATATATTCATAAGTGCAGCAAATTTCAAGTATCCTACAATAAAGACAAAAGACATGATGAAGATACCAATACAAGATATCTGTGCTGATGATTGTTTGTTGTTCATGTGGGTGACAAATCCTCATCTGGCACAAGGTATACAACTAGGTGAAGCCTGGGGTTTTGAATACAAGACTGTCGGCTTTGTATGGGATAAATGTAATCATAACCCTGGTCAGTATACATTGTCTAATTGTGAGTTGTGTCTAATATTCAAGAAAGGTAGAATACCACAACCAAGAGGTGCTAGAAATATACAACAATTAGTTAGGGTTCCTAGAACTAAGCATAGTGTGAAGCCAATCGAAGTGTTGCACAACATAGAGAAGATGTTTCCTACACAAAAGAAGATAGAGTTGTTTGCTAGGCATAAACCAGAAGGTTGGACTGTATGGGGTCTAGATGTCAGACCTGTGTACAAAGGAAACAAATAAAATCAAATGTAAGGTTTATTTTTAATAAAATCATAAACCTTACATTTGACATAATATGATAAACATCAAGACGATAGCAGTTCCTAAAGAAGGTCAATCATATTCTGGTACTTTGAAGTCATCTATAAATTCTAATATAAGTGCAGGTGATATAAAAGACCTAGATTTGTTATGGTCTAAAGGAAATGCAAACAATACATTATATCCGACTAATTCAAATAATGTAAATGGTCAAGAATATGAAGTGTCTGTTGGTTACTATAATCAAACAGGAGAGGGTTGTTTGTTTGAAGTAGGTAATGGAGAAGACGATGAAAATAGAAGTAATGCATTTGAAGTACACTTTGATGGTAATACGTTCACTCCAATACTTAATGCAACATCTAATATAAGTAGTCCTCTTGGATTGATTACCGAATTGGTGTCAGATAAAGCAAATGTAACCACTTTGAACTCAACTACTGCTAACCTCACAGTTATCAATTCTAGTAAGATTGTGAATTCTGGCGATATAAAGTCAGATACATTTACAGGCAATACTATCAATGTCTCTGTAGGTAACATATCAGATATTTATTCAAATAACATCACTAACAAGAAGATGATAAAGACCAAAGACTTGACTGTAACTGGTACAGCCCATTTCTTTGAGTTGATAATTGATAAGATAAAAGCAGCAGGTGGAGCAGCAATATTCACACCAGCAGATGGTTTTGATGTTGATGTAGTTGAAGCAGTAAGCGGCGGTTATAAGTTATACTGGAGATGTGAAGTAGATGGCAAAGTAAGACACAACATGTGGAAAGTGAATGACCAAGCAATATGTATGTCATTCAATCAAGCAAAAGTCGGTGTATCTTACAATGTATCAAACAAGTATTACTGGACATTAGTAACTAGTGTTAGTGAGTATGGTAAACCAGTCACATTGTCTGATGGAAACAAGTACAATTGGATAACTGTGTCTACTACAACATCTGACGGAACTGTAGCACCAGAAGTAGGTGATTCTATTGCTATGTTGGGTTATAGAGGGACAGATGACCCTGCTAGACAGTCTGCTATATACATCACCGCTTATGCTAGTTTTGATAAAGGAATAGATGCCCCATTTATTGCACAATATAAAGGAATAAAAGACTTTGATATTGAAAAGTACCGAACATCCTGGTGGTCATTGAAGACAAATAAGTTTGTTGGTGATTTTGTGATAGAATCAACAGGTCAGAACGTACTAGAGTACATAAACGATAAGATAAAAGTAGTTGATGGTAAAATTGATAGTTCTGTTACATCATTGACACAGACGATATCAGAAAACTATAGTAAATTAGACCAAAAGGCAGACGGAATAAGCACTAGAGTTACTAACAATACAACAAGTATAACAAAGATAGGACAAGACTTAGGAACTACAAATGAGAAAGTAACTTCATTGACTAAAACTGTATCTGATAATTACAGTGCATTAGACCAAAAGGCAGATAGTATAAGCACAACAGTTTCTAGTAATACGAAAACAATAAATGAATTGACTAACAAGGTAACTCAGAACACATCTGATATATCTTCAATAAAACAAACAGCTAGTAGTATTGAATCAACTGTCAAATCACATACTGAAAGTATTAGCAGTATAGATGGAAGAGTAACAACAAACACAGAGAATATATCGAAGATAAAGCAAACAGCAGATGGTATATCTAGTACAGTGGAGTCTTTAGGTGACACTTATGTTAGCAAGAGTGAGCTCACACAGACTTCAAATGAGATACTTGCTCAAGTGAACAACAATTACATCAAGATTGGTGACACAAACATCACTATTGGTGGTGACACAACCATTGATGGTAGCTTGACATTGACTGACGGTGATCAAGGATTCAGATTGGTTGGTGCCACTGGAGTGACTGAGATAATGCCTAAGTCTATTGGAACATACGAAGAATTCAAGAATAGCAACACTGGTGTACAAGCATTCATAAAGAACATTAGTGCATCTGGAGCACAAATTACACCAGGAAATACAGATGTCATAACGTTTAAAGGATCTGGAATAATACAGCTGGGCGACAGAAAGAAAGGTGACTATGTTGAGGTAAGAATTGATAGTTTGTCCGCAACAGTTACTAATTCATACAATAGCAGCAATGGTACTTGGACACGGTCTTATGCTATATCTCCTACATATACAGCAAATGTGACAAAAGAAGACAACTACACAGTGATAAAGAGTTTTGGTACATTGAAAGCTGGAACTACCTACAGTGTTACTTTCACTGAAGATGTGACTAATGCTAGAGTTGTTGTTGGATTCTCTGGAACAACAACAATGTCTTCTTGGAAATCTGGATATAGTAATCCAAGTGGACAGATGAAGCCAATGCCTATACCTTTTGCTAATTTCCACTTTGATGGTGTAGCTAATTTGCCAACAGCAGCTCACATGCTAATTGGCTATGATGGATGGGCAGTGAACTTTGGAAACAACAAGACAGTATATTGTGGTAGTGATGGTTTCATTGCTTCTTTCGGTGAGCAAACATTCAAGATAACAAGTGATGGAATATACAACAACAACAAGAGGAATGTGAAAGTACTTGATGGTACTGGGTATAGTAGTGATAAGCCAAATACATATACCATTGTACCACCTATTGATACTGTGTTATGCAAAGGAGCTAATTGCAAGGTCATATTCCCATCAAACCCAGAAGAAGGATATATGATAACTATTTTTGACAAGTGTACTGGCAATTGCTACATAAGCTCAAATGGAAAGAATGTTCAGGGTGCTACTGATTATAGCAATGACATGCATACGATAACAAATGATGAGCTTGGTGGCCGCATTCCTTGGAGATGGACTTATATGAACAATTGTTGGTATGCTGAATACATTGGATAGCCAAGTTAATTTTTAATAAAATATCTTTTACAAAAACAAATGACCCAAGACATTAAGGACTGGATGCATTATGGTTCTGCTATTGGTATGCTTGTATCATGTGTAATCTTGTCATTCATCTCATTCTTGACTCTTCACTTAGTTCATAGCACTGTGTTGATGTATGTGTCA